AAATCCCAGCTGGTTGTAGCACCTTCATACGCTGCGTCACTTACACCATACCAATAAATTCTGGCTTCACCAATCTTTCTACCAGTTCCTGCGTTATTCGTAGAAGTATTTCTTATTCTATCAAATAATTCAATTACATTATCGGATGTATTTTGTCCTGCTTGTGTTCCAATAGAAATATATGGAACACCAGTAACGTTATGAACTTTAAGAAGACTTCCCATTTGGAAGGGAACTCTAGTTTCTGCAATAGATTTAGTGGTTCTTGGTTTTGGGACATCAATAATAGTTGATCCAACCAAATCTACATCATATCCTTTAACATATGCAGTTCCTGCAGAAACCTTGATACACATCAAGTCGTCACTAGGACTATTTCCTTCATCAGTGAGTTGATTTTCTGCAAAAAGACCAGCACCACCAGTCTCATTATTGAGAGAATCTAAAACATCTACAGTAAAATTATCAACAGCATAGTTTCCAGATTCTTGAAAAGTTCTCTTGGCAAAATAATCTGCAATGTAATTATATTCAGTCTTTGCTTCTAACTTTTTAATTTCGCCATTATCAATTTTTACAAGTTCAATAAAGTTAGTATCGTTGAAATCTTGTAATCCTTTTTTGGTTAGTCTAGTGCTAAGTTTAAATCTATCTGCACCAGGTGCAGCAAAATTAGTAAATCCTTTAGCGTTATCATTCAGTGATATATCTTGATCAGAATTAACTACCTGCTCTAAAACTTCAAAACCAACTCTATATGATGGTTGATTATCATACAAATCAAGAACTATCTGTGTGTTTGGAACATCAACAAAATATCCTCTTATAAAATAAACGCCAGCAGCAACTCCTACGGAATATCCAATATTTGAGGCATCATTTGCCACCAAAGAAAGAATAGTATCTCCAGCATTTAAAGTTGTATTACCATAAGTTACGTTCTCTTCAATAAGTAATACCTCAGAGTTGGCAAAGAATTCACTTTCTCCATCTTCTCCTGATGTGTTGTACTTTACGAAAAGGGTAATATCTTCTACACCCTGATCTGGTGGAAGAGCATATCCCTTAATTGTTGCAGTTATATCAGTATCTTGACCTCTTACCTCTGTACCTTTACCATCATTGGCATTGATAAGAGCATCTAGATAAATGCTAACATCTAGACCCAAATGAGTCTCATTTACCTTGATAGTAGTAAATTCATTATCACATGTGATTCCACCAGGAATCACCATAGAACCTTCTTTGAACATATGTGTTCCGAAGGACTCTATCTGATTCTGAAGAATAGATTGAAGACCTGTTAGTTCTCTTGCCTGAACAGGAAATCCAGGTTTGAAAAGAACCTTATAAAAATTATTATCCTTATCAAAATCATCATAGTAAGGATTTACGTTTAAGTTAGTCTTCTGTGGCATTTTTTAGAATTCCAGTATAATTTTAATGTCTTCTTTTTGTCTCAAGTTCCTAGCAATACTAGGTCTATTATCAAGATAAATTATTTGTCCTGACCCTTTATTTATTTCAGGAACGGACATGCCACTTGTGAAGTTAACACCAAGATTGATAAGTTTACTTCCTGTTGGATTTGTGGTTATGCCCGAAAAATTGAGATCTACGGAACCACTAAATGAAGATGATTGTCCAGTAATCAAATTAGCACTTGATTCAAAAGCGTAATTTCTACCATTAGTAGAAATACCCACATAATCTTGATGATCTAGAGTGGTTTGATTGAAATATAATGAACGGTCTTGTATATATTTAAGAACCTTTGTTTCAGAATCATAAGAAGAAACATATCCATATGCTTTTCCTACATTATTAGTAAGACTCTGTTCAATTTTTTCTCCAATTATAGGAGTTCCAGTAATTGATGAAAATTTTATAGAATTCAATCCACTAAAAGTTGCACCTGTAAAAATATTATTTGTTCCAACTGCTGTTGGATTTTTTACAATTGAAACTTGTGCAAAACTGGTATCAACTGGGAAATCTTTAGTTGAATCATCAAATCTAGCATAGATTAAAACTTTGTCAGAACCTAACTCCAAATAAACATCATCACCATGACCTTTAGATGGAGGAATTATTGGTATAAGTTTTGCACTGGTGCCAGTTGTATTAGAGTTAATAGAACCAAGGTCTACAAGAGCATAAGAATAATCTTTTCCACCTGCAGTAACTACAGTTTTTGTAATTTTACCACTCTCAACATCAACTCTGACTTTTGCACCAGTTCCATCACCAATAATATTCATCTCTTGACTTAATCCACTAGCATAATTGCCGCCAGATTTATCAATATAAACTGTTTTAATTTGATTGAGATTAGTATCTGAATTTGCAGAGTCTCTTACTGCTTGTACTTGAGTATCGGACGTTGTTGTCCAATTACTCGGTAAAGTAATATACTCTGTAGAATCAAATTTAACAATATCACTTGGAGAAACTGTGAATAAGTATTTCCAAATATATCCGTCACCACTGGTGCCAGCTCTAGTTGGTTCTAAATCTGTAAATGTTGGTTCATCTTGCGATACATTTCCTTTTGGATTGGTACCACTAGAACCATTCTCTATACAAATATAGACTCTAAAATCTGAATTAATTACATAATAATTTGCGTCATATAATCTTGCGGCATTAGTTAGTGGTGAGGGAGATTCGATACTGTAATCATCCCTATACATCTCATATCTACTTCCAGCAACCCAATCAACTCTTCTAACAATACGTTTAACATTTGCAGAAGATATTTTTTTACCAAACAATACAACATCACCAGCATGTGTATTATTGGTTTGATTATCTAATGGTGCTGGTGGTGAAGTATTCCAATCAGAAGTTCTACCATATCCAGTAATGGTTGGATTTGGTAGACCTACAGTAATGTAATAAGAGTTGGACGTATTTTCAACCGATTCGACAAAATTGCCTGCATTCAGAATTCTAAATTGATCGGTAACAATAGCTGACATTGCTTATATGTTTTTTATGTATTTATATGGGGTTTATAATATAATAAAACCAGAAGAATTTTCAGTTGCATCAGGACCATTTGATAATTTCCTTAATGCGCCACTACTCTTAAATCCAAAGTCTCTTCTTTGAATTGTTGGGAATGTGGATAATCCAGAATCAATTATGAGACCAGTTACTCCTATTGAAATTGGATTATTTCTAGTTATTGAACCACTTCCATTATATAATCTTCCCCAAGATAATTTACCTGCGGAAATTGTAGCACCAGGATTGTTGGGTAAATACAATCCTGTTGTCGCAATACCAACAATATTGGTATTTCCATGGATGTTACAAGTTATCCTACCTTTGTTTCCATTATTTGAAACAGCTTGTACCATATAAACAGCATCCAAGAAAGTTGTTCCAATACCAACGGTAGAACTATCATTTCCATCAACAGTAGTTACTCCGTGACCAACTGAAGTTTCATAGATATAGACTGGATATCCTGCAACCAAACTATTAGTTGCACTAGAATTATTGGCAAAATCAATACGATCATAATCAATATTGAGTGCCATTCCACAATCACCAGTACCTGTAGTTGTACTAATTCCAGTAATAATACCAGTAAATCCTTCAATATTTACAATATCCTCAATCAATTCCTGTTTTCCTTTAGGAACTTCAACAATTACTTGAGGAGGACTTGAAACAGAATAACCAAAACCTGGATTTGTGATGATTGCAGAATCAATAGAACCATCTACAATACTTACCGTAGCGGTTGCGGTTGTACCAATACCAACACCAATACCGAATGGTGGTGCTGTAAATTTAAGATCAAGTGTAGAACCAGAATAACCAGAACCAACATTATTAATTGTAAGAGCACTAATTGTTGCAGGACTTAATGATGATGCTGCACTAACAGTTGCTGTGATTGCAGCAGAAACTGGATTTACTCCTTCCACAAGTAATCCTTTGAAAGAGTTAATTGAAATTGCATAGTTATTTTCTTCATAATTGAAGAATTGTGCGTTATCAACAAAAATTTGATCAGTGCTTGCATTAACATCACCAATTACCTTTGCTGTTGGAAGAATTCTTGGTTCAATAGAATCTCTTGTCTTATAGACAAAATCTCCCTTAACAAACTTATCAAGTTTTTGCTTAGTCCAACTGATTGGTTTGAAATCATTTTCATTGATACCTGGACCAAGATAGATATCAGTTTCAAGTGTATCTGCAGATAAAATATCAAAAATTGTTCTATCTCTATT